GTCATAAGTAGCACCAGAATAATTTTTTGCTTTAACTGTAAAAGATACAGTCGGATTTACACTGGTAGAACCAACAAAAGTAATATCAGGAATTAACTGTTTTATTGATACAAATTTATCTCCTTCTCCTATATCCATTGGTGCAGATTCTACATAAGAAGTCATGGCTGAACCATCATCATCATATCCTATTTCATGGTTATATAAATAAGAACTACCTGTTGCTAAAGGCAAGTCTCTAATACCTCTATCTAACCAAGCATCTCTAGCTAATGTGCCATAATACCAAACTTTTTCTGAATAGTTATAAACAACATAAGCGTCTATATCAGAACTACCTGATGTTGGGTAAAACCAAATAATCTCTCCAAATTCAGTGTTTAATCCTACATGAACTTTGTCTTTTTCTTCAAAGTTAAAATCTAAAAATACTTTGTCTTTTACTGTGCAAGGCAGTTGTTGTGTTTGTCCAGCGTACACATAAAATGTATCAACACCCATCCAAAACACTGCATCGTCTACTGCAATAGCTGATTTAGAACTCATAATTGTAATATTTTTAGAAAGTTCTTCTAATCCAAAAGTAAAAGGAGGACCAATAAATTTCATGGCATGAACTGTTTTGTTAGTGAAACAAAGGATTTGCTGTTTAGTTTCAACGGCTTGAACAAACTCTGAACCACCACCTAACCTTAAATCACCTGCCGTGTTTGTTGCTGTAGGAAACCAATCAACAGGACTTTCTTGATGAGAAAATCTAATCAACAAAGGATCTTGAGTGCCGTTTCCTTGTGTAGCAGAACTAGTTGCACCTAATCCATCGCAACCAAAGGCAATGACATGACGATCTTGGTCAGAAACCAAAACTTGTTTAGCTATGGTAGGCACACTTTTTTCTCCAGAATAAGTAGAAGTTGCACTTAATTCTACAGCCCTTCCAGACAAACCACTTGATTTATCCCAATAAAAAAGACCCCCATCTCTAGGATTTATAATTAAATCCTCACCAAAATTATCATGTGACCATGTTCTTATTTGAGCACCCGATACAGTAATTGCTGAAGCTTGACCCCATCCAACAAAATCATTGTCCGATGAAGCATTGCCCACGGCTAATCTTACAAGTGTATCATCATCATGTTCTGCTGCTGCTGTGCCACTATGTGCTCTAGTTACGGTCATAGTGTTGTCATCAGCAGTGTTAGAAACAAGCATTAATTCATTGTCAACTAATATAACATCATTTGCTGTAGTCATTCCTGTTTCATCATCTACATCTACAGCAGTTTCACTGTCATCTAATGCTTCATTAAGTTGTGTTGCCAATGCTCCACTTGTTGTTCCACTCCATTGTCCCGCACCCCAACCAGTTCCACCAACAGTGGAATTTAAACCAGTGTTTATTTGATAAGCACCCACTGCACTTGAACCACCACTTCCTGTGTCAGACCCATTAGCTGCACTTGAAACTGTGATTGTATATTGATTTGAACTTATTAAACGTACAATTTTGTGTTCTGCATTTAATACAGATGCTGTAACTGTACCACCTAAACTATCTGCACCAGAAAAAGTTACAAAATCATTTTCATTAGCACCATGAGCTGAGTCTATAACAGTCACAGTTGTAGAACCATTTGTTGCAGAAAAAGTTACATCACCAGAACTTGTAGTTACTCTTAGAGGTGTAATGTCATTAAAAGTTGAACCTTCTTCAACATAATATTTAAGATGTGTACCAACACCTAAATAATCGGAACCATCTAAAGCCACCCAATTATGTAATCTTCTAGCACTGCCTTGATAAGTATTTGAATTGTGTTTTACCCAACCTCCTATTTTTTCTGGAAACCCACTACGAAATCTTATTTTATTGCCATCTACATAACCACCTTCGTTACTGTAAGAAGTTACATCTGCATTTATTCCAGGTTTAAATTTTAAAGCTGAGAAAGGCATTATGACACATCTCCCGTTCTTGTTCCATTAGCACTAAATGTAGTGTTTGAATTACCTACAAGATATTTACCCGCGGAACCCCCAGAACCCACAGAAGTAACACCACCACTGGAGCCATTACTACCAGCAGTTCCTAAATTTCCACCTGCTCCACCACTTGGTGCTCCACCTGACCCAGAACCACTACCACCATTTGTAGCTGATCCATCACTACCAGTACCTCCACCAGAACCATTACCTTGACCACCAGAACCGACAACTGTTCCAGCACCTCCACCGCCGCCGCCTCCACCGACAGTATCTGCTACACTACCAGCACCTCCACCGCCGCCTCCACCGGCAAGAGTGCCATTTGTGTTGTCAATTATTGTTGTCATTGTTGTTGTTAAAGCAGCTCCACCATCACCACCATTTCTGTTTGTTTTACCATCTGCGTTAGTGCTTCCTCCATTATTGCCATCATTATTGATTCCACCTCGACCTCCAGCACCTCTAATTGTTCCATTATTTGTTATATTTAAAACAGAACCCGTTGTTGCAAAACCTATTGTACCTGTTTGAAAAGCAGATGTAGTATAAGAAGTAGAACCCACAACAACACTATCATCAATTGTTAAATTAATAGTTACCCGTGACGAGCCATCATACCCATAATTACTGGTTATATAGCTTGATAAATTAAAATCGTTAGTGCTAGAACCTATTGAAAAAGTAATAACTAAGTCTCCACCACCACCAAAACCATGTACATTATAACCAAAACCTGTCATTACGCATCATTCTTCGCATCTGTTGTAAAAAATAATTTAATGCCTAAAAGTCTAGCATCACCACTTTGATTGTCTGCCGACACATCTCTCATAACTTGAAAGAAAACTAATTCATCTGTTGAAGGAGAACCAGCAATTGTAACATCACCACTTTCTGCTGAAACATCTATGTCATTTGAAGTTCCACTGTGAGCTTTTGCTGTAGCAACTACATTAGTTCCAAAAGCCGTGTTGCATGAATCGTCATCAGCAATTGCCACACCAGATAATCCCCAAGCCACTGTTCCAGCATTTGTACCTGTTACTGTAAAGAAAGCTTGAAAAGTTACTGTGCCTTCATCCCATGATTTAGGAAAAGCAACAGAAAATTGTGCGTTCTCATCAGAACTTGCATCAAAATCTAAAACTTTTATTTCTGGGCCGTTAGAAAGTTCTACTTGTGTTAAAGAAGAACATCCATTGGTTGTGTTTCCATACATTGCTGTTGCTGGAACCCAAATTGTTTCTTTACCTGCAACTTTAACGGCAGATCCACCAGATTGAACAACTCCAGTGCCATTAGGTGCTATGTTAATGTTACCATTTGAACCATCGGCAATAGTAATACTGCCAGAACTAGAACCAGAATTTGTATTTAAAATTAAATCACCTGTTCCCTGTGTCGTGATTGTAGCATTAGCGTTGTTATCTCCAACCATAACTGTATCTGCACCTAAGTTTACGTCACCTGTTCCATTTGGAATAATGTCTATGTTTGCATTTGAAGTAGATACAATATCATTACCATTTACATCTAAGTCTCCACCTAATTGTGGTGATGTGTTGTTAACTAATTCTGAAGAACCCTTCGCTACTTTAGCACCAGATCCACCACCATCAGCGTAAACCCAAGCCGATTCTCCATTTAAAATTGTTGCATTACCACCAGAACCTTGTGTTAAAATAACAGAATAAGGGCCAGAACTACCAGAGTCTGTTGTTGAATTAACTGCTAAATAAACTTTGTCTTGGTCATTTGGTGATATAGTTACAGTGTTGTTTGCACCTAATGCACCAGTAAAAACTAATACTTTGTAACCACCATCTGTTAATGTGCCGTCTGTTGTTGTTAACGTATGAGTGGTTCCAGAAAGGGATATAGATCCTACACCATTAACGGCTCTGTCAACAATATCAAGATTATTATTTGTTGTCGTTCCCCATGTTCCCGCTTGTTCACCAGAACCTATTTTTTCTACGCCTAAATTTGCTGTATATGTACTTGCCATTTCTTCACCCTACTTAGTTTATTACCTCACTCCATGTTTCATTATCTGACGGAGATATGCTACTCCATGATTCATCACCTGTAGGAGATATATTACTCCATGATTCGGTGTTTGTTGTTGATAGTATAACTTGCCAAGTCTCTCTTGTCACTAGCAATCCTAAATCAGATAAGGTTGATTGTGAAAATGCTGTTTCTGAAAAAGAAGAGGCTACATCAGAAGATGTTAACGCTGTACTGCTTTCATCTTTTAAAGCATCTGATAGTGAAGTCCACGATTCATTAGAAGTAGGAGATATTTGAAACCAAAACTCTCTTTTTATTATGTTTAAATCTGAAAAACCTCGTTCAGATAACGTAAACTCACTTAAAGTCATTAACTCTCCTCTGGGAAGTCGTACATAGGTGGATTACCAGTAACTTTCCCATCACTATCAACTGGTGCATCAAACAATGCTTTAAACTCTGTCATGTTTGAACAATCATTAATCTTAGTTTCTATAGTATTACAAGCTGTTCTAACTTTATCTCTGTATGTTGTTGTTGCAGAAGCTATTGATGTTCCTTTTTCAGACTTTCTGGTAACTTCCCAATCTGTTTTAGATAACAAGCTGTTTGTTGTTTCTTTTGTTTGCCTAACCCACATAGTTTTAAGACCATCTCTCGTAACTTGGTTACCATCAGCATCTTTAATTTTATTCCCATCTACATCAGTTGCGTCTATATCAGCTAAAGATTTTTCTATTAAACTGCCATCAGCTTTTCTACCTGAATAAAATCTATCGTCATGGGGTGCAACGTCATCTGTCCAAGTTAAACCTGCTGTTTTCTTTTGGTCATCAGTCCATACTGCCCAGTTTGAAGGGTGGCGAATTTTATTATCATCTACCCAACTTCTTCCTGTATTTATATGTGTACCATCACTTTTTTTCCAAACCATTATGTTCTCCCATTACTATGCTTAAAGGGCAGAGATGCAAATGCCATATAGATATGAGTTTCTCCGCTTGTATTAGTGTGTGCTGATGAAGTCCTGCATTTAAAACCTGATGATAAAAAATCTATATCAAAACTACTTGATGTATCTTCAGCACTAGTGCTATTTGCTAATAAAGTTTTAGTAGCAGGATTATATGTATCTCTTGCAGAATCTTTTATCACCCAATGTCTACCATCAGCAAGACTTCGTATCATGACAAATTTGGGGGAAAATCCAGTGTAGACAAAGGTCCCATCCGCATTACCGTTTCCCTTGTAAAATCCATGTTTACTAAATCCGTCAACTGAATGAAAACAATAAGCCATGTGAGTATCACCACTTTCATTTGTACCATCTGTATCGCCAACTGAAAATACAGTTGATGTAGGTGCAGTTGCGTTCCACGCTCTTGTATTATCTGAACCGTCTTTATAAACGGCTATAGTTAAGTTTAAATATAATTCATATTGTTCAGGATTTGCTGTGGCAGAAAATTCAGAATAAGTATACCAATGGTCTGAGTCACTTCTACTCTTAGTTATAATTAATTGGGGTTTTGATGATAAACCATGTGCTATTGTGCCATCACTTCCAGTGCCAGTATAACTTACTATAGAAAATCCTGCATCTGTATTTGCTTGATAGGTAGAATCTATTGAACCTACACCAGTTGCACTTGCATCATTCGTAGTAGTAGTTCCACCATTAGCTTTCCAACCCCATGTAACATACGTTTCAGTATTATGATTTATAGCATCCCAAGAATCATCAATTTGAAAACCATTTGTTTGAAAAGCAACAGTATCAGCATCAGTCGCTTCTGCATTAGTAGTATGAGAATACAAATATTTATCATCTCCTCTTGAAGTATCCCAGAATGTGCCACCATAACCCCCACCAGTGCTTCCTCTCATTTTTATCAAAACCATATCAGGACTCATATTAAAAGTTATGTTATTTGTACTATCGTTACCCGTATAAGTTACAACGCCAACATGGTCATCTGCTTGAGTAGCAGAATTAGCACCTACTGTTGGTTCTGGAATATTTTTAGAGCATTGAGCTAAAAACCCATCTGGGACAGAATATTTAAAATCACCTATGCCATTTGCATCTTGATAACCACCAGCAGTCTCTGTTCCAACGAAGGTTGAATCTTGTCCGAAATTCCATGTTCCACTTGTAGTGCCACCATGTCCATTTGCATAAAGAAAGTAGGTATGTCCATCATTAATAGGTAGTATAGTATTTGATGCTACAAAAGCATTGGTTGTAGTTCCTGCTTCTATTTCACTTTCAGTCGCA